TTGCTTTTAGGAACAACATGATCAAGCGTTAGCTTTTCATGCCATTTCCCGCAATAAGCGCATGCTGGTTGCCCTAAAGGACCACGCAATGGATATTCGTTGAAGATTGCTTTTCTGAAACAACGTTTGGCTTCACCGGGACGCAATACAGACAGAGAGTAGAGAAGATCTTCTGGTCCATTACGTTTCCCCATAGCCTTTTTATTCAATTGGCTCCCCTAAAGCCTAGCCTCAAATCCTGCATATTGTGACACTTCAAGGAGCAATGGAGAAGAAATAGAATGAAGAAAAGAAAGCTATTTCACCATGAAACCTTGGCAAGAAAAGCTTGCTGATTTAGCCGTGACACTAACTGCAGGCATGCTTCTTGCTACTGGAAGCATGTTAGTTTTTGTTGGTAATCAGCAATCTCGTATCACTCTTCAAGTTGAAAACATCACGGAAAAACTAGATGTTTTAACTGAAAATATGAAAAGCCTGGAAACTCGCGTGCGTTCTTTGGAAATTGGACGCTAGGCTAATAACAAACCAATTCGTATTCATCATGACTGCTGCTGAATGGTTTATCATTGGCGCCATTGTTGTTGGTGCTGCTGAACACATCATTGCCGTTAGCCCTCTTAAGGAGAACTCTACAGTACAACTGGTACTCACCATCCTTAAGCGCATCTTTCCTAAGCGCTGATCATGGTCGCCAATACCTGGGAAGGCATTAGCTCCTGTGCCGAAAGCGTAGGGGCTAAATTCCCTGAGCTTGTTGCATCGCAATGGGCTTTGGAAAGCTCATGGGGCAAGCATGTCAGTGGTAAGAACAATTTTTTTGGCTTAAAAAGCATTAAAAGCCAAGCAAGTTCTTCTCATCTCACGCAAGAATTTATTGATGATCAATGGTTAACCATCACTGATGGCTTTATAGATTTCCCTTCTCTCGAAGCCTGCATTGATTATCTCGTGAGGCTATGGTATAAAGATTTTGAAGGCTATAAAGGAGTGAACAATGCGAAGGATAGAAATGCTGCGGCACATATGCTCAAGGAACAAGGATATGCAACAGACCCAAACTATCCTGCTAAATTAATTCGCCTCATGGACCAAAACGCCCCTAAGCTGCAAAAAATTCAACTAACCAATGCAGCGAAATATTACAACGAAGAGAATCATCAAATTGCTGCGTGGAATTGGTTGCAAGAGCGTTTATCAGCAGAAGAGCTAGATGAATTTGCCGTACTATATCGTTCTGGCCCTTCCAAGCCTAAGCTTTCCAATCCATTGACCGTTCCATATTTCTCGCAACGCGACAATACATCCGGCACTGGTTATCGAGAATGCTTCTCATCTAGTTGCGCTATGGTTGCGGCGTACTATGGGAAAGTGAAGGGCGATGATGAATACAACAAACTTCGTGCTCGTTATGGCGACACCACCAATCCCAACGCTCAAATCGAAACCTTAAGGGCTCTTGGTCTCAAAGCTCGGTTCACCACCATCATGACTGAGCAAATGCTGCGTGATGAAATCAAGGCTGGTCGTCCTGTGCCTTGTGGTTGGCTGCATTATGGCTCCTCTGCGTCTCCTTCCGGCGGCGGACATTGGTCTGTAGTGATTGGCTACAACGACAATGGCTACATCTTCAACGATCCTTATGGCGAGGCTGACGTTGCAAACGGCGGCTACATTGGCGCTTCTGGTGGCAATGGCATCATCTACAGTCGCGACAATTGGGTGCCACGATGGAGGGTGAAAGGAAGTGGTGGATGGTCTGTTCTTGTTAGCAAATGAAATTAAGTCAACTCTTCAATGCTTTGCTTTACGAGCTTGCCATTAAACTTGCTCGCCGCTTTACATCGTTACAAAATTCGGTTTGGTTGCAATTGCTAATTGCTAATTGTCGTGTTGACTGGACGTTATGGAAAACAGAATTCACCATGCGTCAAGTTGATAAGCGAACCAAAGTAATTAAGGAGCAATGGGAAAAGCAAGAAGCTGCACAAAAAAGCGCCATTGCAATGCAAGAAGCGCAAAAATTATTTCCCAAAGCAAAAATTAGTATCGTTGAAGGAAATTTGCCAGGAATTTTAATCGAACACGATGCTCCAGGCCCTCTAGGAGGGCCTTTGCGAATTCGCACAATGTATTAAATCATTCCTCAATAGAAAGAGATTGGCAAATAAAATTGTGCAAGTCCATGTAATGATCTAATCCATCGCAATAATCCACGCCAAATACTTCATATATTGCATAACGATAAGTGCCACGGTCCTTAACTTCAGCTTTATACATGAGCTTCATGATTTGACGAAAAGCCCTGCTACGCTCATCGGGAGACAAGCTATCCCACCAAGCTTGATCTTCAGCGTCTAAACGCTGCTGCATCGAAGCCCACGCTTCGCGAAATTCACGAAGCTCCTTCAGAAGCTCCTCAGCGCTTCCCTTAGGTTTTTCCATTTTTTCAGTTCAGTTTCGTGATAAGCATACCAAGTTTCGATGGCATACGCAATGGCCTCAGCGGCGTCCTTGTCGCCAGTCTCGGAACATATCAATTCCTGCAGTATATCTGTAATTGTGTCAGCGCAACGCTGATGATGCATGTCCTTGAACCGAGGATCAATTTCCATGGAAAGAAATGAAGCTGCAAGCAGTCTAGTGCTTAAAACAGCTCCCGCCAGCCCAGGAGCCCTGTTGAGCGCGTGTTGCCAGAGCTTGCAACCGTCAGGAACAGTTCTTCGCTGTCGCCATTGGCATCAACGCCTAAGGACAGGGAAAGAGCAGAAGAAATATCTACCTCCACTGAGCCAGCAGCAGAAAACAAACCAGAATCTTCAATTGTGCCACCAGATACAATTGAGCCAGCAGAAGCCGTTTCCACATTTCCTCTTCCATTGCTTGATGCCGCCCATGACACGCCGCTAGTCGTCGCATTACGACGCAGCCTCCAACGAATCGTGTCGCCAATGCTTTCTGTAACCAAATCAACTTTTGCAGGAATTATAACATTATCAGTGCGGCCTGATGCCATGCGAATGGCACCAACAATACGTTCACCACTAACGTTGGGGATGGAAGCGATGGAAGGGGAAATTGTATAAACAGCACCACCAGGCTCATAGCCTGCTTCACTCATCACAGACGAACAAATCTGTTTCATCGTACCGCTAGCAGTTGCTGTTGCTTCAATGCGATAAGTCAAAGGCAATACTGCAGTTGTCATGTAAACACTATCGTTAACATTGGCATTATGGAATTCGTGGCAATAATAATACTCTCCTTCTCTTACAAACCCAACTCGAACACGCCCCACTCCGAGCCATTCCAAATCCGCAGTGAAGATATTGGCTTTGTCAAAATTTAGCCACGATGCACTATCAATGTTCCATTCGCTTTGATTGACAACTGTCTCTACTACGCTGCCGCTGGCATAAGAACGCTGCACAAATTGAAGAGTTGTGCCACTTGCTCGCAATATAATGCCGTTGTTATCGTCAAAGAATCCAACTTCCTGAGTGATGCCAGAAACAGGCGTGGCTCCTTTGAAGCTTTGCAACACTTGCAAGCCTTTACCTGGCTGATAAGGCAGTCTTCGCTTCGTGCGACGCAATACGCTATCCCCCGAAGCCGTAACTGTTAATGCAACAGAGCTTTCGTTAACTAAATGCGTTGAGGATGCTCCTCCCGTAATTGTTTCATTCCATTGATATGCTCCTTTGTCATAGCGCAGCGTTGAATCAAATAATGTAAAGGGCTGACTAACGCGCTGCCTACCAAATGCGTCCACGTTCCCGCTATCCGGCCCTTGTTTTAGAAGTCTTCCTCGATGGTCAGCTTGAATCGTTGTTTCAAACTGAATGCCATTGCGAACAACTTGTCCCATTTCAATCCTCTAATTCAATTGGAAGACCGTTTTCTAACTCTAGATATTTACCATTCTCCATTAACAAATAAAGCCTAGTCAATGCTCTGCTAAGCGTATTGCCAATATAAATAGCAATGGAATTAATCATTAAACAATTCCAACAATGCCAGAAGCAGTGGTTGAAGTGCTGTAAACACGCTTTACTTGAAATGGTAAAGTGCTACCACCAGGAACATTCGCAAACAGTACAGGAGTTGTATTTCCTGATAAAACAATATTCACATTCCCTGTATAGCCAACATAAAGCGCTGATGTAATTGACGACAGATCGGCGCCGTCATTGGGAGCAATGGAAAAAGCTTGAGTGCCTTGAAGACGCTCAACTTCCACCTCCCCATTGACCGGAACTGGATTACCGGAATCATTGGCAATTTCAACCTCTGCGCCAACAGTAACGCCACTGATAGTTACACCACTAGCAAAAGAAACCGGCACTGGACCGCCATCTAAGCCACCACGAATCAACACTGCTTCGTATTGTTCGTTATTAAAAATGCGTTGAGCCATGGCAAATAAGCTTTTAGTTTTATCGTAGCAAAGAACTTAACTGTTTAATGCTATTTACCTTGCCCTTTCAAAAGCTTCCTACCATGTGAAGCTTTGCTATTTTTACCATTGCCTTGTCGTGTTTTCTTGTTATTACGGCTCTCATGATGCTGTTGTCCGCTGATCCCAATCTTGCTTTTGACTGCCATTAACCTGCCTCTGCATAGTATTGAACTCCATTTATCTTAATAGGCACTAGGCGATCTGGCGTAACACCACTAGATAAAACCACTCCTCCTTTGTCTACTAATTTTTCAGTCGTAATACCACTATTGGCAATCATAGACGAAGTTGTCAGCTCAAAATCTCCTGCTTGATAGTCATAGTCAAACAAAGCATCGGACGATGATTGCGGGGTTGATCCGCTTTGAACAATGGAAACAGCACCAATTCGACCAATGTTAGTCCATGTACCAGTTAAAGTGTCGCCTGTTTTTAATGCATAAAGAGCAGGGTTAATGCCATTAATAATTGAATTAATTGAATTAATTTGCGTTTGGTAATTTCCGGCAGAACCTGCAATGCGTTGAATCTCCCATGGTCTTACGCCAGCGCTTGAATACAATCCCCTTATGCGATTGTAATCAGCCGTAGCTAAACCAAGATTAATCCGAGCTTGCTCAGCGTTGGTCAGATCAGATAAATTGTTGTTGCGAACTAAGCCGCGAGTCATTGCGCCATCTCCTCTTCAGGATCATAATTCGGAACAGTAAGAATGCTGCCCAATCCAGTTGCAAGGATTAAATCATGCAGTTGCTTTTTATCTTCTTCAGTTAACGTGATTGAAGCCTCAATGGAGGCAAGGCAGTTATTTATGCCATCCACATAAGGACGACCGGCTTTCGCGTCGGACATAAATGCTACAAGTTCAGTGCAATCAACATTCACTGAAAGACTGCTAGAAGCCTCGACACGCGCTTTAGCATAGGCATTGCTAGACATCAAGCCAGCGCTAAAAGCCTGCCAGTCAGCTCTTGAAAGCAAACGATTGTAATCCCTAGTTTCAATTTCCTCAGCAGATAAATCGCGAATTAACCATTCAGTTCCGGTCCATTGAGCTTTTTGCGTTTTTGCGTTGTATTGAGGCGCTGGAAACGGACCACTGTAACCCAATGACTGAAGCTGATCAATGGAAAAATCTTTGAGCGGTTCGGGCAATGGAGCGGGAATGCCGTTGTGATAGGAAAACAAGGCCATGTTGCTACAGTTTTATCCTCATTATAGGCCATATTGTAGTACGCAAAAACTTCTGGTTACGAGCAAATTTTCCCCATCCATACCAGCTACCAATTGATCTACGCAGTTTCTTGAAACGCAATGTGCCCTGACGATGCTTTCTGACTGCTTTTATGGCATTACCTCTAATGCTTCTTCGCAACAAACGATAGTTGTCAAATGTTTTGTAACCTAAAAAATCTACGCCTTCGATATGAGGCGGAAATATCCTGTAATTCTCCTTAATTGTTAAATGCTCAATTGCGAGTTTTTCTTTAATGTCGCGAACAAGGAAATGCAATGTTTTCTTGCTGTTTGCGAAAATTAAAAAATCATCTACATATCTAAAATAGTATTTAATCCTTAGCTCGTCCTTCAACCAATGATCAAAAGGAGTGAGGGCAACGTTGCCAAAATACTGACTTAGATAATTGCCAATAGGAATACCGGGAGCGCTATCAATAATTTCGTCCAACAACGCCAAAACCCTTTTGTCTTTTATTTTTCTTCTTAAATGCAGTTTAAGGCGATCATGATTCACTGAAGGATAGTATTTGCGAATATCACACTTCAAACAATAACGGGTGCCTTCGGGATCGTTTCTCATTGCTCGTTGCATGCGGTTCAATGCGTCATGAACTCCTCTGCCTGGGATCGATCCGTATGTGTCACGAATGAACCATGAGTGCCAAATTGGCGCCAACACTTGCACTATTGCGTGATGCAAAATGCGATCTGGATAGTATGGCAGGACATAAATGTAACGTTCTTTTCCGCGCTCTGTGATTGTAAAATTTTCGTATCTTCCAGTCTTGAAAATTTCTTCCTTCAAGAACCATTGCAAAGTTAAAAGACAATCTCCTTTGTTCTCTTCAACCCATCTAACTACTTCTCTGCTTCTTTTTTCTTTACTAGCAAAATGATGAGCCCAAATTAAATTTTCTAAATCGTAAATCTCTTCGTATAAATGACCGTGTCTTTTTGGCATACTGTTTTCCTGAGATCCTTCACCATATTCGCAAGCATAGCTCCTACTAACGGTGCGGGAAATTCCCGAACAGCGAACTTAGATTTCCCCTGTATTTGAGAAAAAATACAGGCGAGGCGACTAATCTACATGATGCCAATGGAAATGATCATCAGCACGACGAATTGTTGCTCAGGAAGTGGGAAAGCAGGGAGCCAATATTAGTGTTGGTATTCGAGAAAACATTATTCGCATTGAACGTCCAGGGACCGCATTGGGCCTCATTATTCGAATTACCCCCAACATTCAAGACGCGCCACCCCACAGATTAGCCGCCCGTGATATAATCACCCGTATATTTTAACGCATTCGCGTCAGCGGGAAAGCAGGGAGCCAAAATCAGCGGCGGTATTCGAGAAAACAGGAGTCGCAAGGAACGCCCAGGGACCGCATATGGCCCCATAAAGCGAAGCACCCCCAACAGACAAGACGCGCCACCCCGTACTA